TTTAGAGAGTTTGGTGGCATACCTGCTGATAAATCATCTAACAGTAACCAAAGTGATGTTAACTTTGTTGTACCTGGTGCAGCAGATTCTGGTAATACATATACTTGCATAGCAGAGTTTAAGAAAATATATTAAGGAGTAGCTAATGCCTAACACTACTTCAGGAACAAATACGTTCGACAAAACATTCGCTATCGATGAGATCATAGAGGAAGCTTATCAAAGAATAGGTCTTGCTAATATGACAGGCTATCAGTTAACTTCTGCTAGAAGATCATTAAATATAATGTTTCAAGAATGGGCCAACAGAGGCCTACATTATTGGCAAATAGATGAGTTGAATATAGATTTGGTTGAAGGTCAGGCTGAATATCATTTCTTTAGAAGTGCAGCAGATGACACCTCTGATAGTAGCAGAGCGCAAGCCTCTACGACTCAAACACCTTCTGGTAGTATTTATGGTGTCGACGATGTACTAGAGGTAACACATAGGCAAAATAGAACTCAAAGCACACAAGTAGATTCTGCAATGTCAAAGATAGATAGGTCAACTTATTCTGCTTTATCTAATAAATTATCAAAGGGCACCCCTAATCAGTATTATGTTCAAAGACTAATAGACAGAGTTACAGTATTTTTCTACCCAACACCTGATTCTAATGCAGCATCAGATGACGCTCACATTTACTATGTTAAAAGAATAGACGATGTTGGAGGTTTTACTAACGCAGCTGATGTGCCTTATCGTTTTGTTCCATGCATGGTTTCTGGTTTAGCTTTTTATCTATCACAAAAATATGTTCCTCAAATGTCACAACAGATGAAACTATATTACGAGGATGAGTTTAATAGAGCGTTGACAGAAGATGGTTCATCAACTAGTACGTTCATAACACCACAAGGATATTATCCAAATGTCTAAGTTTGCATCAGGTAAATACGCAAAAGCGATATCAGATAGAAGTGGTTTAGCTTTTCCCTATCAAGAGATGGTGAGAGAATGGAATGGATCTTTTGTCCATAAGAGTGAGTATGAAGCAAAAGCACCACAAGTGCAACCAACACCACACAAAGGTGATGCACAAGCTTTAAGAAATGTTAGAACCGATAGAGATGAAAGTGCAGTTCCACAACTACTAGGTATTAATCCTTTCACAAGTGGTTCTTCTAGTTCAAGCACCATAACTGTTACTGAAAGAAACCATAATAGGTCTTCAGGAGACACAGTTAGATTTAGAAGTGCAGATAGTTTTGATGGTATAACAAAAACTAATTTAGAAAATTCATCTGGTTATTCTATAACAAAAGTTGATGCAGATACTTACACTTTCAGTGTATCGACAGACACTGCAACAACTGGTAGTATTAGAGGAGGGGGTAGAGTTGCAACGGCAGGTCCAGCAACGATAAGTAATTAATATGTCATTCACACTAGCAACATTAAGAACTGCAATTAGAGATTACACAGAAGTTAGCGATTCTGTTTTAACAGATAGTTTAGTAAACAGATTTGTAATTAATGCAGAAAATAGAATATTTAAAACAGTAGACTCTGATGATAAAAAGTTTTATGCGACCTCAGAGACAACCACTGGTAACAGATATATAACCGTACCAACCGGCACTAGAATTATTAGATATATACAGGTCACTGATGATAGTAACTCAGACCAGGTGTATCTAAAACAGGTAGACTCGTCTTTTATAGCCACGTACCACCCAGATCCTGACAATGATAGTGATAACGGAATACCAAAATACTTCGCACATTGGGATAATGATAACTGGGTAGTTGCTCCAACTCCAGATAAGGCTTATGTATTGACAATGGCCTATGAAAAACAACCAACCACATTAACCACGTCAGATTCTACAACCACTGAAATATCAACTAAACAACCAGAATTACTGTTGTATGCATGCTTAGTCGAAGCCTTTAAATTCTTGAAAGGTCCGGAAAATATGATACAACTATACGAAACCTCCTACCAGGAGGCTTTACAAACGTTTGCGGCTGAACAACAAGGTCGAAGACGCAGGGACGAATATAGGGATGGTGTCGTTCGTCTACCAATACAATCACCAACACCGTAATATAAGGAGAAAAATATGGCAAATGTTATACCTACATCTTTTAAGTCAGAGCTTTTATCTGGTACACACAACTTTGCGAGTGGTGGTAATAGTTTTAAGATAGCGTTATACACAGATATTTCTGGTTTAACTGCATCGACTACAGCTTTTACAACTACAAACCAAGTTAGTTCCTCTGGTACAAACTACACTTCTGGTGGTAATGCACTAGATAGTCAGGCTGTATCAACTAGTGGTACAACTGCTTTTGTTGATTTTGCAGACGAAACTTTTTCATCTGTAACATTATCTGCAGTCGGCGCTATGATTTACAATGACACTAACAGTGACAAAATTTGTGTAGTTCTAGATTTTGGCGGCACTAAAACTGCAACGAACGGAGACTTCGTAGTCCAGTTTCCAGCAGCTGATGCTAGTAATGCTATTATTAGAATTGCGTAAGGAATAAAAGATGGCACTAGTTCTTAACGATAGAGTTAGAGAAACCACAACTACAACTGGCACGGGCGCAGTTTCGCTTGGTGGAGCTGTATCTGGTTTTGAAACTTTTGCAGCAGGTATTGGTAACAGTAATACTGTTTACTATGCAATAGTTCACAGAACCGCAGCTGAGTTTGAAGTTGGTCTTGGTACATTAGACGGAGACAGCTCCGATCTAACACGTACAACACCTATATCTAGTTCTAATAGTGATAGTGCTGTAGACTTTGCATCAGGCACTAAAGATGTTTTTTGCACATTGCCTGCAAGCAAAACTGTATTTGAAGACGCAAGTGGTCATGTAAGTTTACCTCACGATTTATTTGTTGCAGGTGGTCTTATAGATCTTAAGAATGATGGCGGTGCCGTATCACAAATTAAATTTTATTGTGAGTCTAGTAATGCTCACGCACAAACACTTATTGGTGCACCACACTCAGAATCTGCATCAAATACTCTAACATTACCAAGCACTGGTGGTGACGCTAGATTAGTTTCAACAGCTTCTACTGCAACCCTTACAAACAAAACACTAACAACACCTGTTATTGCAGAAATAGACTCTGGAGCTGACATCACTCTAGATGCTACAGCTGACATCGTATTAGACGCTGCAGGTGGTAACGTAGAATTTAAAGACGCTGGCACGCTTCAATTAACTATAGACATGGATGGCACTGCAGGTGCACAGATAATTAAATTAGAAGTAGATAGTGACGACTTAATATTTAAACAATACGACGGCACAGTAGTGCTAACACTAGATGATGACACAACTGTAAAAGTTGCAACTGATCTAACAGTTGGTGACGATGTAAGCTTATTATCAGACGCTGCTGTTCTTAACTTTGGTGCTGATAGTGACGTGTCATTGACTCACGTTGCGGACACAGCATTATTATTAAACAGTTCAAGACAACTGCAGTTTGGTGACTCAGGCACATACATACATCAATCAGCTGACGGAGTCCTGGATTTAGTATCTGATACAGAAATAGAGATCAATGCAACAACTATAGATATAAATGGTAATGTAGAAATTTCAGGAGATTTGACTGTATCTGGTGATGATATCACTATGGGCACGAATACATCGGGCCATGTCATGGTCGCTGATGGCACAAACTTTAACCCAGTGGCTATATCTGGTGATGTTAGCATAGCAGCCAATGGAGCTGTGACTATTGCAAGCACAGCTGTTGAGACCTCTATGATTGCAGCTGATGCCATAACAGAAGCTAAGATTGCAGATAACGCAGTTGAAAATGAGCATATCAACGACAACGTGATTTCAGGGCAAACAGCTCTAACATCTGGACTTGCGACAACAGATGAGTTATTAATAAGTGATGGCGGAACTATCAAAAGAATGGACGTTAGTCTAATATTAGACACGTCTTCTGCTGATGCTACCGCGTTAGCGATC